CTTTGTAAAAGGAACTGAGAGATGAATGCTTTCGCCATTGGCAGACCAATAGGATTTTTCTATATTCATATGCTTAATTTTATACCGTTATACTATATAACGCAAATAAGTAGTCGAGCAGATATTACTCTGCTGACCGCCCATCGCCTTTAGCATTACGACCCTCCCCAGATTTATCAGGAGAATTTGCAGATCGCTCAGAATCTCTAGTCCTGGTTTTTCCAGCTTGTGCAACCTGCTCAGCTGCCGCATCAGCCTTTAAATCAACGACCTCGTCTCCCCCCTCAATTGGAATCATACCCTTTCTAATTCTAACCTCATTAGGGGTAATTACCTGCATACGCAAATATCTTTCATCAATTTTTGACTGAGTGTCTTCATCAGTAAGGGTAAGTTCATTAAATTTAATTAATAAAGCATCTGTTTTTTCTTCAATAATTTTATTTAATTTCTTTGCTAAATTATTTTGTGCTGGGCCACAGACCTGTTCTCTAAATGTTTTATCGGCATCTCTAGCTACTGCAAGATTTACTCCAGCTGGGGTTCCTACCTTATTAATAGGAACTCTGTGGGCAAGTAATATCTCGTCTCTGTTTGACAGTCTGTATGTATTAAAAGATCCTTCTTGAATCTGTAGAAAGCTTTGCTCCCTTTACTGTAATAATATATCTTGGAACAGCCTTGTTTTCAAAATAATCAAGGTTATACTTACCAGCAAATTCGTTTCCTGCCATTGCATTTTGTGCGGCAATAATATCTGGAATTCCATAATAATTATTTGTAGGTGTATATTTCTTTAGATGAATAACTTCATTAGGCCTATCTTCAGCACCAGCAATTGGATTCTCTGTTGATAAGTCTCCAAAATTTCTGAAATATACAGCCTTGCCATATAGCAATTGAATAAAGCCATCACGTAGTCTACGAACTCTCATAGTTTTTGCTGGGATATGTCCAATATATCCAATGTTTCCAGCAACAGTTCTTCCGATTTCAATATATCCATTACCAGTTGCTTCTAAATCTACATAAGCCTTTACTAACGTTTCAGTAAATGTTTCTTCTTCATTTACAGACTCTAGCCATTGCTCTAGGTCTCTTTTAATTCTATTAATTTTATTTCTTGCTCTTTCAAGCTGCTTAGGATCATCAATTTCATCTAGCGCATCTTTTGTTTTTCCTGTTTCCTCAAAAGAATAACCAAGGCCAACAATGTTTGAAACCTTAGCGTTTATCGCTGCATAATTGTATGGAGAGATTTCATAAATTTTTGAAAGATATTCTAAATTATAAGGTGGTTCAATTAAATCAAACATTGCGTAGCCAGTAATTGCTTGGGCTAACAAGTTTTGCTGTGTTGCAGTTCCGTCTATACCAACAAATCTTTTTTGAAGATCTCTTCCCATTTTTCTACGAAAAGAGGAGCCTAGTCCATTTATTTTTCGTAATTCTTCTCCGTCTACCTTAAATGGGTCTGTTTCTGTAGATGCACTTGGCGCATTAAATTTCATCCAGTCTGCTACATTAGATATATTAATAGAATCTTGCATTTCATTATCGTCTTCAATAAATTCCATTATTTATTTCCCCCATTTTTTAAGGCTCTCATTTCATCCTTATAGTTTCCAATATCCAAAGGATCTGGAACTAGTCCCCAATCAAGTCTTTGTTTTTGGTGTTCAAATTCTTCGTCTGATATTTTTCTTCTGTTAGAAAGAAATTTAGGCCCGCCCTCATATATGCCGTATGAGCGAACTTCTCTAGCCAAAGCATCGATTCTGGATCTATTGCCTTTTTTTGACGTGATCGAAAGAAAATTGCCATCGTCATCTCCAATCCATCTACCGTCTGGCATTTCCCAAACATATATGCCAAGTGTTGTTTCTTCAACAGTAGTCTGATTTAATCTTTTAATATCCATAGGATAATATGATACCATTCTTTAATACATAAGTCTACATTTTGTCATCAAAATGTTCAAATTATACGCTTTGGATAACCACCCAGTCATTGTTATAGTATTTTAGCTCACTATCTGTCAGGGTTACGACTGGCTCTGTTAAGCTAGACTGAGGTTGCCCAGTATACAAGGTAAAGTGGGTGTCACAAATACTGCCAGTAATTTCTTTTTGGTATATTGCTATATTTTTATATAAGTTCTGTCCGCCACCAACATTTAGGTCTATGGCCCCTGTAATTGGTGATGTAAAAACAACCACTATGTGGTGTGGCTGCTCTGGGATTAAATATGATGATATATTTGATTGGGTTGAAATATCTACGTTATTGATGTATATCTTGCTTATATTACTTTTTGTTATTGCTCCGCTATTATTCCATGATAATCCATTTACCAACCCATTTCCGATAGTTGCGGTAGGAGTGTAAATCATTTCTATTGATTTTATATCTGATAGGGTGTTTATTGTAAATTTGTCTGATAAGGGCCTAATTCCATTCATATAATTTCTTGACAATACTGGGTACCTGATTGAAGATAAATTATAATCAGAAGTTGAAGTAATTTTGTCTCCGTAGTTGTCTGCGTATAAAGTTCTATCTGAATAAAAACTTACGCAAAAAAATGATAGCCTAGGCTTATATTTTGCAACATCTGTTGTTGTCATTGTAATTTCAAGATACAGTTTATATTCTGAAGAAAATGATCCAATTTTATACTGAGGTACTGGGCTACCATTAGTACAGACCTGCCAGTTAATGCCATCTACGCTTGAACGAACAGAAACTAATTCGGAATCTCTCCATTCAATTTTAGATGTAGTTAGACCTAAACTATTTGGTATTAAAACAGAGTCTTGATATACAAATGTTTGTGCTCCAGATAAATCAGAATAAAAAGAAACGTACCTAGATTCATTATCATAATAAGTGTTAGAAGATAAAATGTCTTCCCATTTTTTATTAATTGGATAAGAGTACTCATAGGTAGATCTTATATTTGCATCAGTACCAGAGAACAAAACTCCTTCGTCTGGAAATACAACTTGAATTGCTGGAGATGTGATATTACCATCTATATAATGTTTTTTTATAGCAGCATCTGTTAATGCATATCTATATATTGCTGGAGCATCAACTATAAAAGAATCCTGTGCAGTATTACAAGGACCTATTGATGGCTCAAAATTTGTTGCAGAAAATTTAAAATTAGATAAAGTTTTTGAGGCTGCCTGTATACCATCAATATAAATTACAATAGACCTGGTTGTATATACTGCAACTAAGTAAATTGATTTTTTAATATATGGCAGGCTATACTCTACGGATTCAGATCCAACCTTAAAAATAATATTTCCTTTTTGCCAAAATATTCCAGTTTCAGAAGAACCAAATATTTTTTGTATATCGTTAGAAGATCCATAAAACATTGGATAAATCCAGGCTTCAAGCGTAAAATCGTTATCGCTTGTATATTTAGTTGCTAGACCTTCTGTTGCTGTAACAGCATAATAGTTTTTAGTTACTGTATTTGAGCATCCTGAAAAATCATATGCTGTAGTTCCGCTACTCTCGTCAAGTCTCCAAAATCCTATTGGATTTTCTTGCATAATTTTTGACTGGTAGCTCATTTACTTTAGCCCTTATCGTCAGAAATTGATACTGGAGGGTTTTTATAGAAAAATAGTGGAACACAATATTTTTTACCAGATGTAACAACTTTTGCCTGATGAATATAATCTGGAGTAGAAGGGAAAAATATTAAACATCCAGATTCTGGTTTAATTGTAATATTATGTTGAGGAAACGCTAATTCTCCACCTTCATAGTCATCATTAATATAAATAACAGCAGATAATATTGTTTGATTATCGTCTCCTGGGAAATCATCAAAATGTGGCCCCATGTCTGAGCCAGTGTTGTATTCTTTAATTTCAAAGGTACTAGGAAGATGAGGTATGTCCTTTATATCTAATCTACTAAAATATTTTTGAGCCAATTCTTCTGCTGCTTTTCTCATAACCTCTACAAGATCATAGGCAATTAAATCTCCTCCAGATGGCTCAGAAGAATGATTAAATATAAAATGCCCTGTTTTAGTTCTACCATAAAAATACTCTGGGTCATCGTTTGCAGGCCATGGCAACCAAGGACCTAGCTGCTTTAATGGGTTTCCTTTTATATTAAATGTTTTTTCATCTTCAAATCTTGCATCTAACTCTTCTAGCTCTCTAGGCCAACTTTCCATTAAATTTATAACATTTTTAAAAACAAATATTTTATCAGCAAAAATTGTAAGATTTTCTGTCAAATCTTTAACATTAACATTATTCATTACTATTCACCCTTACCCTTATAAATTGGAGCATTTCCAGCAGCTTTGTCTTTTGCCCATTGATCGTAAGACAAATCTTGTTCTTTTCTAGTTGCAGCTAATTCATCAGCCCACCTTTGCCTTTGTTCGTCTGTATATTCCATTCTAGCGTCATCCCAAAAAGATCCTATTGTATATCTATCTCTTCTAGTATTTTTGACTTGAGTGACTTCGTGTTCGTTACCATGTCCGCCTTTAAATATTGCATATAAACCAACCTTTGGCTTTATTGCTATATCATAATGTTGAAAGTTTAATATGCCTCCATCAAAATCATCATTTAAGTATAAGAATCCAGCATATCTACTTCTTTCAAACGCTGTTGGCTTACCGTCTTTTGAATTGTCTGAATGAAAATCTGCGAAAGCTCCTTCTACCCACTTTTGAGCATGATAACTAATTTCAGCAAATTTATGTCCAAATATATCTTCGCCACACTTTTTAAATTTAAACTTTAATCTGTTAAAGTAGTCTTCTGGTAGGCCAAACTCTGGCAGAGTAGGATCTGAGTCCCAGAATCCCATTGCAAAAGAGTCATAAAAAGAAATTTGATTCCACTTAAGTCTTCCACTTTCAACTAATGATTCTAAATATTTAATCATAGCTTCTGCTTCTTGCTCGGAAATAAAATTTTCAACAGTAAAGACGTCGTCTTTCCACTCTTTAATTGTTGGATATTTATCTAAAATTTCTTGACTAATCACTTGTCTTCCTTTGTTAATTGTTTAATAGTCCAAAACCATGGAGATGTATATCTTGTTCCCTTTGTAACCTTATCTACTCCGTGAATATAATTTTTGTCTCCTGGGAAAAAATATACCGCTCTTCTTTTTGGCTTGAATGCAATTTTTTGTAATGGGAAATGAAGCTCCCCTCCTTCATAATCTTCGTTTAAATAAAATATTGTTCCTAGGTCATACCAAGGGAAATCGTTTTCAGTTCCTGCATCTGGACCCTCGTGTAATTCTTTATCTGCATGTGGAAATTGAAAAGTTCCTACTGGCCATCTAACTATAGCTGGGTTTGTTGGCTCAACTTCTACAACACCAAAAAAATCTTCTATAACTGGTTTAAATCTTGCTATTACTTCACGAAGCATGTCTACAACTTTTTGATCTGCTTTCATTAAGGTGTTTAGTGTAGCTACTCTATTTTCCCATGGTCTGTGATCATAAATAATTGTGCCATTTTCATTATAATGAGATTCGGTTACGTCCCAGATCTTATTGTTTCTGGCAAAATTTTCTAGATAGTCGCACTCTTCTTCTGTAAGAAAATTTTCTATTTCGCCTATCATCTCTGGACCAGACCCAAAATAACCTGAAGGGGTGATTGACTTTCTAGCAGTTCTAATATGCTTACCCTCTTCTAAAGAATCATGATTTTGAATGATATCATCGTCGTGAGCGCTTTTAAACAAAACGTCACTATCGAAAGAAATTATATTGTCCATTTTTTCTCCTTATTCATAGCTTTTTTTAACCCAAGTTGTTTTTTTATAAACTCCGCCAAATTTAACTCTAAATTTTGATACGATTGACATGTGCCTATCGTACATTTCGTCATTACTATAGTATACCATCTCTGAAGTCCAAGCCTCACGCTTTATCGGAAATATCTGAGCAAACGGTGTTCCTTTTGGAATTAAACCAGAAAACCCTTCTTTTAAAAAGAATGGCATTAAGCCTGGCAAAGTATACCTATCGCTATCTATTATTCCATTAACTGTTAAAAATGGTAGATCATTTCTATTGAGAGGAGAAGTTACTAAAGCACTATATCCATCTGGCATTTGTATTCCCCAATTAGGCCACCAATGAAAATGCTTTTTGCTATATCCATGAGGATATTCAAACTGTGGCATGCTACTTCTTGCTTCACAAAAATCTTTATATTTTGGATCAATAATTACATGTGGCTCTCCATCATACTGGGCAAACATTATGTCTGTCGGAGTTCTTAAAACATATCCTGTTGAAAAAACATCTAGGAGTGCTGGACAAGATTTAAACCCTAAAGATTTTTCTAGCTCATCATCTTTATTGTATGCTGCCATTATTGGATCTCCGTTATCATCAACCCAATATTTTGTTGCATCTTTCCACCAATTTGGCATAAAATTTTTAGCTGGCCCTGGCTCTAAAGACTTGTGCTCATTTTCATTATTATAAGGTCTTGCAGAACCAAATTTAATTTTTGGCATTATTTACCACCTTAAGTTTTAAACTTTTAACTTCATGTTTACCCAATTTATTTCCTAAATAATCTACAGCATCACGATAAAAATTAGTCCACTTGTTTTCTTCTGCAAGCTTTGCAACATATTTAATATGTTCTGTTTCATTATATTGATCTGCATATGGAGAAATAGGCATAGTGTTTTTATTTAGCATCTCTATTTCTGAAAGCTCGATTTCGCCAAGTGACACTGGTATTACTGATATTACTGGGTGTCCTGCTGGAATTGTAATTGGAGTATACGGCTTAGTTATTCTCCACGCTACTGGAAATTCTGCAGTATAAAAAGAAGTGCTTATTGCTGTTGTAAAAGGTTGAGCCCCATCTAAAAAGTAATTAGGGGCTGGCATTCCAAGTAGGCTAACATTTTCTTCAGTTTTAAAAATTAATCCTGTTTTAAAACTTATAGTTGCATTAGCTCTTTCTGTGTAGCAATATTTATGTCCAGCAAGAATTTTTACGTGATCTTTACTAGAATCTGATTTTCCATCCCAAACAAAAGTTATGTCTTCTGGAAAAGATAATGACCAACCAAGAGTATTTGTTAAAGTTACTGGGAAACAAGTATACGCATGTCTGTCATATGTTTGCTCCATCCACTCACGTTTTGCCTGTAAAGGAGACAATGTAGCAGCATCTTCAGAAGAAACATAAGCTTTTATTTTATACATAACCTTCTGTATATCTCTTTTCAATATCACGATAGTCTGGCGTATGTGGAGCTTCTAGATAATCTAGCATAGTAACAATTGAATATTTTGTTCCGCTTGTTACTGGCATTGCTGCATGAGAATAAATATAAGAAGACGGGAATAAATAAAGATCTCCTGCTTTTGGTTTAATCTTTAAGTTAAACTTATCAAAGAAGAGCTCTCCGCCTTCGTAATCATCATTAATATATCCAACAGAAGAAAGCACACAAATGTAGGAGTATCCGTGATCTGAATGAACCTGGAAGTGTTGGTTTGGTCCATACTTAACAAAGTTAAATGACTCCCAATAGTTTAATGGGGCAAGTCCAAAAGCATTACGATATTCTTCAACTGGCTTTAGCTGTGCTTTATAAGAGTCTTCCCAAATTTTTTCTAACTCTATTTCGGCCTCTTTTTTATTGTCTTTATTAACATACTGCATTGATAGCATTAGACTGTCATCGCTATTTCTTTTAATTTTAAAATCGTGTGCATCTCTATATTTTAAATCTGTATGTGCATAACCAGTTTGAGACTGATTCCACTTATATTTACCTTCGCTCTTACTTAAAGAATTTTCTAGTCTGTTTACAAGGTCCATTTCTTTTGTAAAAACATCTCTATATACAACAATTCCGTAATGTAAGTACTCTGCATTTGGAGAAAACATTATTTTATACCATACTTTCTATCTATATATTCTTCATACTCTACAGTATGAGTGTCATCATTATAATCTAGCATTGTTACAAATGAATATTTAGTTCCCGACCTTACTGGCATTGCTACGTGGGAAAACAAATAGGTAGAAGGAAATATGTATAAGTCCCCTGCCTTTGGTTTTTCAAAAATCTTTAATTTTGGAAAAGCTAATTCTCCTCCAACATAGTCGTCATTTGGATAAGATACTAATGAAACTGTAGATATATATGACCATCCATGATCTGCATGCTCTTTAAAATATTGTCCTGGACCATATTTAACAACATTAGTCCATTCCCAAAAACCCATTTTTATTTGGTAATAATCGCAATATGCATCTACATAAGGCTTTTGAGATTCATAAAGATGTTTATATATATTATGATCTTTTCCTAAATCGCTTAGCTTAAAATCATAACAGTCTCTATATTCTATATCTGTTTCTTCTAGTCCTACTTGAGCTTTAGCCCAAGAGCAATCCCCTTTTGATACGGCTTTTTCAATTTCATTTATTACATCAAATGACTTATCAAAAACATTTTCAAATTTCCATATACCTGGGAATATTTCTATTTTATTCATATTCCTACTTTAGCATTTAATATCTAGTTAGTCAACATATGGATGGGGCATCCATTGTATGCAAGCATACCTCCAGCAATAATCATGCCGTATGGCTCTCTATAGAAAAGAATTGTATTTGTTTTCTCTTTTATAATATTTAAACTAGTTATTGGAACAATATTGATAGATTCATCTGAGTAAATAACTAAAGAATCTCCTACAGATAAGTTTTCAACTGTAACAATAACATATTTATTATTTTTATAAATTAAAACATCTTCTTTTAATGAAAATCTCTTATCTTGATCATCGTTAATAACCATAGTTTTATTATGAGATTCAGTTAAAATATTAGTTATTTTAGAATTTAATAGTTTATGATTTTTTAACTCATTAACTGACCATGAATTTACTATTTCTGAACATTCTGCTGTAACTACTCCAAACGAACAATTGTCTGCTCCGTATGTTATATCGTCAAAGTCTAGCGTAGCTAGTGTGTCTCCTATAACAATATCTTTTGCTTTCTTGTACCCGTCCGTTGTGAGTACAGGAGTATCCTCCTGAATACAAAATCTTGGTGGGCTAAAGAATCTTGGTGGGCTAAAGAATCTTGGTGGGCTAAAGAATCCTGGAGGACCAAAGAAACGTGGTGGGCTAAAGAATCTTGGTGGGCTAAAGAATCCTGGAGGACCAAAGAACCCTGGTGGGCCGAAGAAACGTGGTGGTGCAAAGAATCCTGGAGGACCAAAGAACCCTGGTGGGCCGAAGAAGAACGGTGGGCCGAAGAAGCGTGGTGGGCTAAAAAACGCTGGCGGGGCAAAGAACCCTGGTGGGCTAAAGAATCCTGGAGGACCAAAGAATGCTGGGGGTCCAAAGAAAAACGGTGGGCCAAAGAATCCTGGAGGGGCAAAGAACCCTGGAGGAGAAAAGAAACGTGGTGGTGCAAAGAAGCGTGGTGGTGCAAAGAAATCTGGTGGCGTAAAGAAAAGAGGTGGAACGAAGAAAGTTGGTGGCAAGAAAAATGCTGGTGGGGCAAAGAATCCTGGTGGGCCGAAGAATGACGGTGGGCTAAAGAATGTTGTTACTTGATTTGTTGTAGCTCCAACAGAAGTTCCGTTAGCATTAATTGCTACTACTGTATAAGACTGTGAAGTTCCACCAACCTCTGAGATTGTGTATGGTGATGTTACGTTATTATAAACTGGACCTGGTGTTCCATCTGAAGGTGGCTGAGTGTTTGGATCACTAGATGTAATTCTATAACTAGAAATAGCTTTTCCACCGTCATTTGCTGGTGCTGTCCAAGATACAACATCTTGATCTGCTACAGTTGACGAAACTGCTGGAGTTCTTGGAATACCAGGAACTGTAGTTGCTAAAATTTGATTTGAAGATACAGATTCATCTGAGTTACCATTAGCATTTGTTGCTAAAACTTTAAAAGTATAATTAACATTACTTTGAAGTCCTACAACTGTAATTGGGCTTGCCGATCCTTCACCAGTAAAACTTCCTGGAGTAGATCTTACTGTAAAGCTTGTTGGAACAGTACTTAATGGATCTACTGTAAAGCTTACTGTTGCGGCTCCATTATTAAAAAGTCTATTTGTTCCAACATCTGTTGCTACAGGGTTAAGTGGTGGCAACGGCTTTTCAAAATCGCCTGCTGCTGCTGACTTCTTACCAGATTTCTTTCCCACTTATACTCCTAAGCCGTAAGATCTCCGAATACTAACCATGTGTTAGCATCCCGTTTTAATAGAGTGGCAATTGACCACTGACTTCTTATTTTTAATCCTGGGGTAGCATTAAGATTAACTCCAAAAGCACTACCTATAGTAATTTGACCAGAATTGGTTTGAATAACATCTATAGTTGTTCCTATTGGAAATGTTAGAGAAGGTGTGTCTGCTGGAATAGTTAGTGTTCCAGCAACCTTTAATGACATTTCAATTATAGAGTCTCTTTCGTCTAAAGAAGAAAGAGTATAATTTGAATAAACCTTATTTATTTTAGTAATAGAAGGAACGCCTTGTTTAGACTGAGGTCCATCTGAAAAATTTAATGTTCCATTACCAGTATTCATAGTTCCAGTAAGGTTAACAGTTCCGCCTAGTGTGGCGGAACCATTAACACCAAATTCTTCTGCTACCGACAGAGTTTTTACTGATAGTTCAGCGTTATAAGGTATTTTTACTTTTTGTACAGACATTTAAGTCTCCTCCTTATT